CCGCTGTCGCAGATGACAGGCTCGAACTTCACTTTCAAATGCCCCCCCCGAATCCGCCAGTGGCTTGAGGCCGAATCCAAAGAGCGTGGCATTCCCAAGACCACCATTGTCCAGCTGCTCCTTGAGCAGGCGATGCGGGGCACCAATGCAAAGCCCTGAACCCACGATCCTGACGCGCTGGGGGCGCCTCACCGGGGCCCAGTGGCTGAAGGCCAGATACGAACAAATCATGGACGAATGGTTCACAGATGACCTTGAGGCCTACCTGGCTGAACACTGGCCTACGTCTGAGCAGATCGCTGCCAATCGCCAACGATCCAGGCGTGAAACCAAGGCCCAGCGGCGTCAGGCGAACAAGCACACACCCTTGACCAGTCAGCTTGAAATTCTGTGAATATTCCACCAATTGACCGCAGCCAGGCAGATCAGTTTCTGCGGCTGCTTGGTAAGGATCCGACCACGGCCAGGCTCCGAGCGTTTCCGCATCGGCTCAACCCAAAACGCCACCACCCAAAAACCAACCCCAGCGGCATTAAGGCACGCGCAGGGGCTTATGACCTGACCACAGCCAGTCGCTGGCAGCGCGAAGAGCGCGGGGTCTACCTGGTCGTCAACGAGGGGGGAGATAGCGACGCAAAAATCACTGCATGCCAAGCCTTTTGGGTTGAGTGGGACAACCGCCCCGTCAAATGGCAGCTGCAGGGGTGGCGAGAGTTTGGCCTTGGCGAGCCATCGATCACCGTCACCACTGGCGGCAAATCAGCGCACCTCTACTGGGTGCTTGATCAGCCAATCACCCCGGACCAATGGCAGCCGATCCAGCAGGCCTTGATTTCCGTAACGGGCGCCGATCCGGTCAACAAAAACCCAAGCCGGGTGATGAGGTTGCCCGGCGCCTACTACCTGGGGCCCGATGGCAACGCCTCCGGCCAATCCAGGATTCACGCCAGCACCAACCGTCGCTACACCGTCAAGGAGGTTGAGGCATGGTTGGCGGCAGCTGCCCAGCCGGCTCCCCCACAGCCGACCCAGGGCCAGTCGTTGCCACCCAGGACCCTGCCCCCCAGACCGACCGACGCCCTGAAGCAGGCACTGGCCAAAATCCCGCCATTCGCCCACGGTGCAGGCCAATACCCCCAGCTGGTTGGGTTGGCGATGCGGTTGCATGTGGAGATCGGTGCATCCGCAGCAGAGCAGTTGCTTGCGCAAACCTGCTGCGGGGCAATCGACGATTTGCCGGCCTACTTCAAAGGCACCCCCAACCAGATCTCACCAGGCAGCATCTGGCCCTACCTTCGCGAGCAGTGGGATATTGACATTCGCCGCCTTCAGGTACGCGGTTCAGGGCGGGGCCTCGCGCCAGGACCTGGAGGCCGAACGCATCCGCCTGTCCGACGCCAGCAATATCTCGGCATCCAACCTGCGGGATTTGTTTGCCGCTATCCAGCGGGAGGAGGAGTCAGGCGTTCAGGTGGCGCAGGAGGCGCAGCGCCTGGCCAAGGCGATTACGCGGGCTGATGGCAATTCCTGCATTCGCCTCGATCAGATCATGCCCCCGTTGTTGGCGGATGCCCTGACGACGCGGACTCGCTACCTCCCGTCAGACGACCTCAGCGCCGCCATGGCGTTTCTGGCCTGCGTGAGCGGGGTGGTGAAGCTTGGCACTGAACTGATTGCCAGCTACTCAGCGGCCTACCGGGTTCCGCTGAACCTCTATGTAGCTCTTGTTGCCAGGACCGGGGCCAAAAAATCGCCACTTTCCAAGGCTTTGGTAGATGAGCCAACCAAGGCTCTCAGGGCCGAACTGGCACAACAACACAGCAGGGCCATGGCCGAATGGGCCGAACAGAATCGAGGTGTCAAACCGTCAGAGCGACCAGATCCACCAGCCCCGGTTTTTATCTCAACCAGCGATTACACGGCCGAAGCCCTGGCTTCCCAGCTGCAGGTTCACGAAATTCGCAAAATGCCGCTGTCGATTCATCGGGACGAGCTAGCAGGGCTGTTTGGTAGTTTTGGCCGCTACACCGGTGGCAGAGGGGCGGACTCTGAGCAGCTGCTTGAGACTTTTGACGGTACCGGCTTTCGATCGTTGCGGGTGGCCGCAGCTAACGGAGGCCGCAGCTACGAACGTTGCCACCTATCAATCTGGGGCACCATCCAGCCCGAAATTTTGCAAGGCCTGGTGGCCAGTGGCGACGCCTCCGGGCTTTGGGCCAGGTTTGGGTTTGTCCCGCTACCCCTTCGAGCTGTCCGAATTGCCGACGACGAAACTCAGGCGGAGATTGACGCCACCGACGCGGCCGCAGAGTTGTTGGCGGCGGCCTGCAGATTTCTCTACTGCCTGCCCGTCACCAGCCTGACCTTGGACGGCGAAGCCAGGCGCCTTTTTATGGAGTACGAGTTTGAGGCCCAGGGGCATGCCCTTAGGGCCACCCTGCCGGCCTATGGAGCTCTGATGGGCAAGGCGGCTGGCAAGGTGCTCCGGATCGCTGGCCTCCTGCATCTGCTTTGGTCCTGGGAGCTTGGCAACAGCCCCTCAGCGCCGGTCAGCATTGGCGTTGTTGAGCGGGCCATCCTGCTTGTGGACTCGATCAATCAATGGACCGTTGGCATTCACGAGAGCGTTGCAGAGGCTGGTGAGGCCTCTGATTTGATGCGGATGATCCACAAGCTCTCAGAAGCCACTCAGGGGCCCATTGCGTGGCGTGACGTGGCGCAGAGGCTTAGCAAAGTCCAGCGCAGGGAGATTGATAGCGGCGCCGCAGCTACTGCGGTTGAGGCTTTGGAGGCGATGGGATTGGGGCAAATAGCCCAAACCGCACGCGGCGCCTGGACATACCAAGCGACCGGGAGCCTGCCATGACCCTTGCGAATGTTGGCTTGTTGGCTGATTGTTGGCTGATTGTTGGCTGCCAGCCAACATCCAAAAACGTAGTTCCTGTAAGGGATATAGGTATTTATATGTATGTTTGTTGGTTTGTTGGCTGTTTTTGGGGTTTTCTTTTTTTGCCCCTTTTTCACGAAAACGGACACCGGGAACGACCAACAGACCAACAAACCAACATTGGGCCAAAATTCCTTGAAATCCTTTGCGCTGGAAAGGATTTGAATGTTGGCTGCACCCGCCAACATTCGACCTGACAACCAACATTCAGCTTTCTCAGCTTCAGCCCCCCCCAGCAGCCATGACCCAGCCAGCACCCAAGCGCGGTCCACGGCCGTACACCCCCGAGGACATCCACCTGCTCACCGAGCTCGCAGGAGAGCTGCCAATGCGGCTGCTGGTTGCCGAATTCAACCGCCTCAGGCCTTCCAGGTCCTGGAATTCCCTCCGCTGCAAGGCTTGGTCACTGGGGCTATCGACCAGATCAGAGGGCAAATATATTTCAACTGGGGCAATCAAAAAACTTACAGGTCATAGCTATGATCGGATTAATTATTGGTTGGATTCAAAGCAGCTTAAATACATTCAATCATGCAAGCCAAGTAAAGGTCATCGTTTCGTGTCGCGTGATAGTCTTTGGGAGTTTGCCAAAAAGCATCCCCACCAATTTGGAGGTATTGGCCATTCAGAACTAACGCAGTTATTTGACTCTGAAGCACGGGCTTCTAGAATTGTAGCCATGAAACTGCCGCGATTGAAGCAACTTGTTGAGGTTGAATGTATCGAAACAGGCCAACGGTATAAATCAATAAAAGAAGCATCTCTTGCCGCATTTGTTAATAAATCTGGTATTTCTGGTTCAATTGATAAAGGTTGGGCTGCCAATGGTTTGCACTACCGGCGCGTGCTTGAACCGTCAAACCGGGATTTGAGTTAGGGTTGGGAGCATGGCGAACCCTTCCAAGGCAAAAGGCGACAGAGGGGAGCTGGAAGCTGCGGTTTTGCTCACCAAAGCCTTAGGGCTTCCTGTTCGCCGCAAGTTGGGGGCAGGCAGGGCAGACGACACTGGCGACCTTGACGGCGTCCCAGGCCATGTTGTTCAGGTTGCCAACTGGGCCGATACTGCAGCCGCTGCCAGGGTCAAGCCCCCAGCGGCAGAGCAGCAACGCATTAACGCTCAGGTAGACCACGCCGCCAGCCTGATTCGATTCAAGGGCGGCAATTGGCGCGTCGTGCTAACCCTGGAGCAGTGGGCGCGCTATCTCCAGGCCATGGGGTTGACGGGGGGATAGATGGGCAGCAACGAGTTCATCAGAGTAAAGGTCGAAGGCATCAGCCAGTTAGAGAAGATGCGGGCATTCCTTGATCCTAAATTGTTTCAGAAAGCAACAAGAGCAGGTATCTTGGCTGCTGCCACTTCCGCCAATAAGCAAGCAGGTAAGAGTATTAGCCAAAGATATAACATTGGATCAAGGCGTATTAAACAGGATGTAAGTCTGTTTACCGGATATGCTAGCAGGGGAGAAGCAACTCTCACATTTGCATCCAGAGCACCAACTCTTAGCCAGTTCGGATTTAAGCCCGGCACCCGTGCCACCGGGCTCCCAGGGCTAGGTCGCGGCCGTGGTTGGGGGAAGGCAACAAAACGGGGCCGACCGGGCCGAGCCACCATTCTGCGCGGCCAGCGCCAAGAATACCCAACGACGTTTATGGCCATGGGCAGAGGTGGCGTGGTGCTGCCCTTCAGGGTCGGGAACAAGCGCAAGCCTGACGGCAAGAGGCGGTTGCGTCAGTTGCCCGGATGTTCAACAAGGGCGAGCACAGCAAGCTGATCCAGACCGAGATCAACATCGAGATCAACCGATCCTTTATTGCGGGCTACAAGCGGGCACTGGACTCGGCCGCTCGGGGCTATGGGGGGCGATGATGCGCGGCCTAGTCATGCCAAGGGATCTGCCAAGAGCCCAGTCATACCAAGGGGTTTCAGCTTGGGTCCTTCCGAACGACACATAGCGAGGGAACCACGAAGCCGCGATTTATCTGTTGATAACGCTTCTCAATTAGGTTACAAGCATTGGGGCGACTGGGGTTTCCCGCAGCTCCCAGCCCAAAACCGCCCAAATGTAACCACGCCTTATCTCAGGGGTTACAATTGCCCTAGGAGTTACAAACAAATGCCGACACTGCACACGGCTAAGAAGATTGAGCAGTGGCCCCTGGCGCGGCTCCGGCCCTATGAGCGCAACGCCCGCACCCATAGCCCCGAGCAGGTGGCGCAGATTGCCGCCAGCATCCAGGAGTTTGGCTTTACGAATCCGATCCTGGTGGGCGAAGACGATGGGATCATTGCCGGCCATGGTCGATTGGCCGCAGCTATGGATCTGGGGCTGACTGAAGTGCCGGTGATTGTGCTGGGTCACCTGACTGCTGAGCAGCGCCGGGCCTATGTGCTGGCGGATAACCAGCTGGCGCTGAATGCAGGGTGGGATGAAGAGCTGCTGCGTTTAGAGCTGGCGGATCTGCAGCTGGCGGATTTCGACCTGAGCCTGATTGGCTTTAGCGAAGACGAGCTTGCGGACCTGCTGCCAAATGTGAAGGAGCTGCCGCCTGAGGACGCGGACACCGATGCGGTGCCGGAGCCGCCAGCGGAGCCGATCACCAAGCCGGGGGACGTGTGGCTACTGGGAAAGCATCGGGTGATGTGTGGGGACTCGACCGCCATCACGGATGTGGAGCGGTTGATGGATGGCGCCAAGGCTGCGCTGATGCACGCCGACCCGCCCTACGGGATGGGCAAAGCGTCGGACGGTGTGGCCAATGACAACCTGTACAACGACGATCTGGACATTTTTCAGATGGAGTGGTGGGCAACCTTCCGGCCGTTCCTGCTGGACAACGCCAGCGCCTACATCTGGGGCAACGCGCCGGAGCTGTGGCGGCTTTGGTACAAGGCAGGGCTGGGCAGCAGCGAGAAGATGGAACTGCGGAACCAGATCGTTTGGGATAAGAAGGCGATCCCTGGGATGGCGTCGCCAGACCTGACGCAGTTTCCGATTGCCACCGAGCATTGCCTGTTCTTCCAACTTGGCAACCAGTTCCGCGGCAACGTCAACGCAGATGACTTCCCGGAGACATGGGAGCCGTTGCGGTCCTACATGGAAGGCGAAGTCAAGGCCGCGCAAATTGGATCCGCTGAGATCAAGTCCCTGTGCGGTGTGCAGATGTACAGCCACTGGTTCACCCGCTCACAGTTCAACCTGATTCCTGAGAAGCATTACGCCACCCTGCAGGCGGCTTATGTAGGCAGATTCATTCGCCCCTGGCGCCAGCTCAAGGCTGAGTGGGACAAGGTGAAAGGCGGACCGACCAGCGAGATCCAAGGCGCCCGCAGCTACTTCGACAACGCGCATGACGTGATGCGCGACGTGTGGGAGTTCGGGCGGGTGACGGGCGAAGAGCGGCACGGTCACGCCACTCCCAAACCGGTCGTGATGATGGAACGGGTCATGCTATCGAGCCTGCCCAAGGCCGGTCTGTGTGTTGAGCCGTTCGGCGGCAGCGGCAGCACGCTGATGGGCGCCGAGCGCACGGGCCGAGTTTGCTACGCGATGGAGCTGACGCCGGCGTATGTGGACGTGATCGTCAAGCGATGGCAGCAGTTCACCGGCAAGACCGCAACGCTGGAGAGCACCGGCGAGCCGTTCCCGGCTGAGCTGTGAACCTCCAGCAGTACGCCAATCACCGCAAGGAGAAAGGGCTGCGGGGGACCTCCCATGTGTCAGTGATTAAGGCGATCGAAAAAGGCCGGCTGATGCCCCCTGCGGTAAAGCGCGAAGGCAGTAGCTGGCTGATCGATCCTGACTTGGCTGATGAGCAGTGGGCCAACACCACCAGCCCAGCAGAGCGCGGCACTGGTCACCACCTTGGCCAGGGGCCAGCCACGGCGCAAGCCAGCGCCAACGATCAACCAACCCCCAAGCAGCACTCCACTCAGCGGGCAATTACAGCAGGGCTGCCCAGGGGGAAAGTGCCCGAAAGGGCAGAAAGCGAAAAGATGATTGCTGCGATCAAAGCACAACGCGAAGCATTGGCGTTGCAACAAGAACAAGAAAAACTAGTCTACAAAGAAGACATGGAAATAGCCTATAACGCTGTCCTACTCCAATTAACCACCTTAGCAAGCTCAGCTCATAAGCGAATCAAGGCAATGATTCCCCACCTTACTCACGAAGAACTAAGCGAGATCGAAAGGATTATATCAGAGATTTTTGAGTCTGTATCTTCTAATGAATTTGAGGAACTACCAGAATGATTGATCGTAATATCCGAAAAATGGCTAAGCGGCTTGCCGCAATGGTAAAGCCTAAACCTTTTATGACAATGTTAGAATATAGCAATACTTATTATTATGTTACAAGCGCAACCGATGGCCGGCAGAAGTGGCGAACTAGGCCATATCAAGAAGATTGGTTCTTGGCACCAACTGATCCAGAAGTTGAGTGCATGGTCTGTCAGAAGCCGTCGCGTGTTGGCTGGTCGGAGTACGTCAAAGCGGTGATTGTGTTTTTTTCCGACTGGCGCCGATCTAAGATCATGCTGGTTCAGCCTACAGACTCTGAAGTACAGAAATACAGCACAGAAGATATAGATTCAATGTTTGACGATAACCATGGAATTCCCAGGTTAAAAGGACAATTAAACAACAAAAAAACAAAAGGAGCGTTAAAAAATAGCTACGATTTTAAGCAGCTTGTCAATGGTGCGTTGATCCACTTGGTAAGCGCCGCAACGCCCCGGTCTGGTCGTCGGGTGGAGCGAAGCCCAATTCTGTTCGAGGAGCCAGCCACTTACGACAGCCCCGAAGGTGACACCATTGGAAACCTGTTTCAACGGGCCGGTAACATTTGGGATCCGTTTTTTACGATTGGCGGCACGCCAATATATCCTAACGATTACATGGAGCAAGCCTTTAAGAAAGGCGATCAACAGTATAGATATTATCCGTGCCCGCACTGCAATCACTATCAACAACTGCGCTGGGAAAATTTTATAAAGGAGGGCCCTGATGAAGGGCGGATTCGTTGCGAGCATTGCGAAATCCCAATTGATTACAGCAACCTGTATTCAATGGACAAGGCGGCTGGTTGGGCCTGCCCGCTAGGCCTGGATCGCAGCAAGCAAGTTTTGCGCAACGGTGTGCCGATCTGGCGATCACAGCAGGTAGGCCCTGGCATGTCCTACCACCGAGCGGCTATGTGGCCCGAGTTGGTGGCTCGGCATCGGGTGGCGCTGGAACAGATGAAAATGGGCAACGTGGCGCCAATGCAGACGTTTCACAACACAGATTTAGGGGTGCCGTGGGCCGATGAGATCACCAGCAAGCTCACCGGCGACGGCTTGGCCGAGCGTCGCAAAAATGCAGGCTTCGGCAATGGCTACCCATGGGACGGCGAAGAGTGGGACATTCCGACCGGGGTGCTGCTGCTGACCGATGGGGTGGACGTGCAGGGCGGCGGCGGCACCGTGGGTGAGCGGCTGGTCTACACCCTCTGGGGTTGGGGGACCGGCGAGGAAGGGTGGCACATTGCCCACTTCGAGATCGAGGGGGACCCCCAGCAGCCGGATGTATGGGAGCAGCTGAACGTGATCAGCACGAAGGCCTGGGCCCGTCAGGACGGGGGAACCATGAAGGCCAACCTGGGAGGGGTTGACCATGGCGGCCTGTGCAGCAAGCAGGTAGAGGACTTCTGCCGGGCCCGTCCTGATCGGTGGGTGGCCATGAAAGGCTCGGGCACCAAGGGGCTGCCGATCATCCAGAAGGGCAGGCCGACGGAAGTCAACCGCAAGAATCAATCAGTCACCCGGCGCGGCGGATTGCTTTACACCACTGGATATGACGCCAGTGTGAACATGCTGAAGGCGATGCTTCGGGTTGAGCAGCCGGGGCCTCGATACCTGCATTTTGGGCAGGCTTCTACAGATGAGTTCCTGCGGGAGCTGTTCCCCTGGAAGTACGTCCCGAAGACCAGGGCCCGCACCGAATACCACTGGATCAAGCCCCCAGGCTGCAACGACGAAGGCGGCGACTGCACCAGGATGGCCTATGCCGCAATGTTGCTGGTTTCCCGCCGCTATGCCAAGGGAACCATGTGGGCCCAGCTCGCCCGCACCCTGGGCACCCAGGCGCCGGGGACGGGAGGGGGAGGGGGAGGGGTGGCATCCCCAGCCCGAGACCCCCAGCGATCGGGCTGGCTGAAGGGCTCCAGCACAGGCGGCCCGGCCAAGCGCAAAGGCTGGCTAAAGAGGTAAGATGGGGCCATGGCCTATACGCTGACCCAATTACAGGAGCTACGCAATGCAATTGCGGAGGGGGTTTTAAGCGTTCGGTTTAGCGACGGCCGGCAGTTGACCTACCGAAGCCTTGACGAAATGCGCCGCATCGAAGCTGTAATGGCGGCAGAGCTGGAAAGCGGTTCGACACCCCGCTTGCGGCGTACCTACCTCCGCATGTCTCGGCCAACCTGATGGGCAAAGGTAAGAGCAAGGCAAAAGGCAAGCGGCTCCGGGATGACCGGGAATTTGCCCGCCGCACCATGGCCCGGTTTGAGGCCGCAGAGGACACCCGTCGAACCTCTGGCTGGTGGACAAACAACAGCGGCCCAAATAGCGATCTCAGACAGGCATACTACTGGCTGGTAAAGCGGCACCAGGATCTTGCTGATAACGATGCTTATGCATCCAGAGCGATTGGCGTAATTGTAAATAATTGGATTGGCGATGGAATTATGAGCACTCCTATAGGCGCAACTAGCAAATATAAATCAAGCTATAATACTTGGGCAGAATCACGACATAGCGATTTTTACGGCACCCATGATTGGTACGGCAATCAATCCGTTGGGGCCAGAACAACAGCGGTACGTGGCGCCGCGCTAGTGCGAAAACGGATATATCCCGAACTGTTTGAGCGCTACGGAATAGTGCCTTTGCAAGTGCAAATGCTTGAGCCTGACTGGTTAGATTTTAATAAAGACAATTCTCAAGACATATTATTTGGCCAGCAGTTTGATAGCGCAGGCCGTTTGATGGGTTACTGGATTAGAGACAGCCACCCTGGCGAAACGTCGCTAGGTATTGGCGTCAGGGTGCAAAGCACTTTTGTACCGAAAGAAGAAATAAGTTTACATTTTGACTGCAGGCGGGCGGGCCAGAGAATGGGGCTCCCGTTTGGCACGGCAGCGATTTTGACCCTGCGGGATATGGGCGACATCAGGGCGGCCCAGCAGATGAAAGATAAAATTTCGGCTTGCTTTTTTGGGGTTAGCTACGACTCTGATGTGAACGCAGATAAACTTCTTGATGAAAACGGTAACCAAATAATCGGAGTTAATTTTGATGAAATTGAACCTGGCGCAATTGAGCATCTTCCACCGGGTCGAGACTTTAAAGCATTCACCCCGCCAAGCTCCGGCGATTTTGTTAGCACCCATCGTGAGTACGCCCATGCTGTAGCAGCAGCCTACGAGATTACCTATGAATCAATGACGGGTGATTTGTCAAACGTCAATTATTCGAGCTTTAGGGGCGGATGGCTTGAGTTCAGTAGGCGGATTGCTTACTTACGAGGGAAGGTTTCCATTCCCGGAATGCTGGCGCCGGTGTGTGAGTGGCATGACGAATTAGCCCGGATGGTTGGCCTGCTGAAAGGGCCAATGAGCTGGACCCATACCCCGCCGCGTCGGGAGATGATCGACCCAACCAAGGAAATTCCAGCGCTGATTTTGGCGGTGAGGGCTGGGTTTATGAGCTTGTCAGAAGTACAGCTATCATTTGGCTATGTGCCTGAAGAAGTAATTGACGAGCTGAGCAGAGACATGCAAAGAGCCAGGGATGCCAGCCTAATCCTGAGTACAGATGCCGCGCTTGTTTCCAATGCTGGCGTAACCCAGGCTCGCCCAGCAGGATCTGCATTTACCAACTCCGCGCCTGACCCTGGCGCAGACGAGGACGGCAGCGACTCACCAGACTGATGGCGCTGACCGCTTAAACTACCCCCAGCATCTGAGCATCAATGGCCCCAGGAGTAACCGTTAAAGCCGCCGCGACTGCCCCAGTGTTGCGGCTCTATGGCGAAGTCGGGGTTGACGTGTTGGTTGACGACGTGGCTCGAGCGCTGGACGCTGCAGGGGGGCGTGATGTTGAGATTCACCTGTTTTCGCCTGGCGGCGCAGCTGCTGAGGGGATTGCGATCCATAACGTGTTGGCGGCCTACAAGGGCAGAAAGAATTATGTGGTGGATGGCTTGGTAGCATCTGCCGGCTCGATTGTCCCAATGGCCATCAACAAGGCCAATGGTGATCGCCGCTTGATGCCAAGCAACGCCCTGTTGATGATCCACAACTGCTGGAGCATGGCGGCCGGTGACGCCGATTCGATGGACGCCGCGGCGGCCATGCTGCGCGTTCACTCCCAGGTTTACTCCACCACCTATGCCAAGGCATCAGGCCAATCGGTTGAACAGATCATGGAGTGGATGGGCGCGGCCCAGGGGGGTGGCACCTGGTTCACCGCCGAAGCGGCCCTGGCGGCTGGTTTGATTGATGCAGTGATCGACCCGGTAGACGTGCGTGCCAGCGTCCCGGCTCTGCCTGCGGGGCGATTCCCTAACCCTCCAGGGTGGGTGTCTAAGGCCCTGGCGTCAATGGTTAGAATAGAATCAGGAGATCACCCTGAACACTCCCGAGCTGAAGACATGCCCACGCAAGATCAGGCCGGGAGCGCACCGGCCGCCGTCATTGAAGCGCCTCCCGTGGTCGCTTCTACCGAAGCTGCCTCTGTTGCCCCTGCAGTAGTGCAGGCCGCCGTCAGCCCCGTTACCTCGACCGCTGTTGTGGATTCCGTGGCGCTTGCCAATGCACAGCGCGAAATCGAAATCCGCCGCTGCGCGGCCGAGGCCAATATTGCCCCAGCTGCGGTGCAAGCCATGGTTGACAGCGGCAAGCCGTTCGCCGAAGTTGCCCTGGAAATCGTGAAAGCCCACGCCGGCCCGCTTGAAACCGTCGCCAGCAAGGCGGGCCACCCTGCCCGCATCCAGGTCACTCGCGACGCGGGAGATACGCTGATGACCGGATTACAGGATGCGATCTGGGCCAAGATCAGGCCTGAGCAGGCCATGAGCGACGCGGCCCGGCCTTATGCCGGAATGCGAATGATGGAGATCACCCGCGTTTTTGCTGAAAGCCGAGGGCATAACACAATTGGCCGATCTGCTCACCAGCTAATTGCGTTGGCATTGCATACCAGCGACGATTTTACAAACTTGCTGGCGAATGTTGCCAACAAGACAATGATGGACGGATGGGCCGAGGAAAACCATAGATGGGAACTTTTTGCAACTCGTCAAGATCTGCCCGACTTAAAGCCTGCCAATCAGGTGTTTATCGCTGGCAATCTTGAGCCTATCAGGGTGGTAAATGGCGAGCCAACCGACAAGACTAAAGCGGATGCCCGAGTAGAAGGAGGTGAATATCAATTTGCCACCCTTCAAGACGGGAAAGTGACCTGGCAGTTGAGCAAATATACAAGGGGCCTGCGTGTTGCTGAAGAGGTGTTTATCAATGACGACCTTAGCGGACTGGCCGAAGTCCCTGATATGTTTGGCCGAGGCGGTCGGCGTGTTCAGGCTAAAGGCATTTACGGCCTTATTACTGGCAACGCAAACGTTGGCATTGATGGCCTGCCATTGTTTCATGCCAGTCATAACAACACTGGAACCGGAACCATTGGCAACACCGGATGGAACAATGCTGTTCTGAAATTGTCTACGCAAACCGACCCAGCTGGCAACCCGCTGGAGCTAGACCCAGCGTTGACGCTGGCTCCTGCTGCTCTGCGCGGGCCTATGCAGCAATTTCTGAGGCCAAACAATTACATGCCTTCACAGCTTACAGGTAATGCCGGGCCTGCAACTTCTTCTTATTCAGGTGCTATTGAAGACATTTACTCTGCTCGGCTTGATAGCGCTAGCGCACTCCAATGGTACGTTATGGCAGCAAAAACAGCCTCTAAAGGCATTGTTCAAGGGTATCTTCAAGGCGAAAGCGGCCCAACCCTGACCACTGAAACGAAGCGGAATCCCGACTGCTTGGAATTTCTGTTTCGCATGTATTGGGGCTGCACGCTTAGCGACTATCGCTTTATCTATCGCTCTTCTGGCGTTGATTGATCAATGCTTTCTTTTGACAACTTTCAGCCCATTCCATTTCTGAGGTAATTCAATGGCTAAACACGAAATTCAAGAAGGCAAAACGATTTCGTTTCCCGCTCCTTACGTGGTTGCATCAGGCGCTGGTGCATTGATTGGCGCTGTTTTTGGTGTTTCGCTGGCGGCCTTGGCTAGCGGCGAGGTCGGGCAATTTAGCCTTGTAGGCGTATGGCAACTTCCTAAGGCCACTGGCGCCGCCGCGAACCTTGGCGCAAAGGCGTATTGGAACGACACCAGCAGAAACGTAACAGCCAGCGCCAGTGGCAACACTCTGATCGGCGTGTTTGTGCCGGCCACGCCAGCCCAGACGACCGCGTACGCATCTGGCGACACCCTGGCGAACGTCCGCCTTAACGGCGCCTTCTGATGGGCTGGGCCCGCCTATCGGCCCATGCAGATCGGGCGGCCCTGGATTTTATGGGCGGCGTCAGCGTAATTGCTGGCGCCGTTACTGGCCGTGGTTTTTTGGAGGAAAACAAAGAGCTGGTTTTTGATGATGGAGTGGAAGTTATCCCATGGCTGCTAAAGATTAAAACCGCAGAATTTGGCCATCTTGACTATAACCATTCTCTTGTAGTTGATGGCATTGCATTTAAGGCAACAAGGCCGCCAGAGCCACTGCCCGGTAGCGAGCCTAAGGCGCTGAGCTGGAGCATGGTGAGGTTAGCCAGGGTTGACGCCCCAGAAGAGACGGTGGTGATCCTGGATGGCGACCCCGGCGACGATCCAACCACCGAACCCATTGAGCTGCCGGTTCTGATTCTGGATGGTAGCGGTTCATGACGACATACAACAGACAAAAGACTTTAGTCGTAACAAGGCATTCAACAGAAGCCGCAGCAATTCAGCAGAATTTTGTACTGCTAATAGGGGAAACCTGGAACGAAATTGATAGCATTGGGCGCAAGACCGGTCGGACCAAAACCGGCGTTGATGGTCGGGAGATCAACAACGTTGTCGTCGGCACGCGGTTTGTCGATCTGCCGTTTGATCCCACCGGCACGGGGGAAGGCGGCCCCGGCGACCCCACCAATCTGTCAATTGCCAACAGGACGGCCACGGGCCTAGACATCGCGTCCTCGACCGGGAACGACGCAACGGTTCCCTTGGCAACCGAAACCCTGGCTGGACTGCTGGCGCCAGGCACCAGGGCCAAGGCTGAAGGGGCGGTGCAGGCCGTGGCCCTGGCCCCTCCCAGCGGCTGGAGCACCAGCACCAGCAACACTGCCGGTAGCGTCACCCTCACGCTGGGCCTGCCGTCAGGATTCAGCCTGCCGAGCAACAGCAGCCAGACCAACTGGGATACGGCCTACTCGATGCGAGGGCAGTGGTCCGGCGGCGCCACCGGGCTCAATGCGGCCACTGGTCGCGCAAGCCTGGAACTGGGTTCAGCGGCGCTGGCGGCGTCGGGAGACTTTGCCAGCTCTGCCCAGGGGGCCCTAGCCGCGACGGCGGTGCAGCCTGCAGGGCTGACCTCAACGCTGGCCGCTTACCTGACCACAGCCAGCGCAGCCAGCAGCTATCAGCCTCTCTCCGCAAACCTGACGGCCCTGGCGGCAAACAACGCGGCCTACTACTTGGCCCGAGGCAACCACAGCGGCACGCAGGCCCTGAACACCATCAGCGGACTAGGAACCGGAATTGCCAATGCCCTGGCAGTGAACGCCGGCGCCGCGGGGGCCCCCGTGCTGTTCAACGGAGCAGGAGGCACTCCTTCAAGCCTGGGCCTGTTGAACGCCACTGGGCTCCCCCTGGCGACCGGGGTGTCTGGGCTGCTGTCGATCGCCAATGGCGGCACGGGCACAGCCACACCTGGGCTGGTGGCCGGCACAGGTGTGGCTATTACCGGCACCTGGCCCAACCAAACCATCAACGTTACGGGTGGTGATGGCGGCAGCGGCGGCACCGTCACCAGTGTTGGGCTGAGCCTGCCGGCCCTGTTCGCTGTTACCGGGTCGCCTGTCACTACGTCGGGCACCCTGAGCGCCACCCTGGCGGCCCAGTCTGCAAACCTGGTATGGGCTGGTCCTGCGACCGGAGCACCAGCAGCCCCAGCGTTTCGGTCCCTGGTGGCTGGCGACATTCCAACGATCCTGGCGGGCCAGGTTTCGGGCCTGTCCACGGTGGCGACATCTGGGGCCTACGGCGACCTAAGCGGGCGGCCCACCCTCGGCACCCTGGCAGCGCAAAACGGCACCTTCAGCGGCACCAGCAGTGGCACCAACACGGGGGACCAAGACCTCTCAGGGCTGGTGGCCAGGGCCAACAACCTAAGCGACCTGGCCAACACAACAACCGCACGCAGCAACCTGGGCGCCGCTGCTGCCGCTGACGCTGTTACCGCCGTCAACCACGGCTCCAACGCCAGCACGGCCAGGCCTTCAGGAGTGACAGCGGTTTACTGGATTGGGACTGTAGAGCCCGTAAATGCTGTGAACGGCGATCTCTGGATAGGTGGCATCTGATGGGGTTAAAGGTAAAGGAAGCCGGCGTTTTCGTTGATGTTGGCGGTGGCGGCACCACAACCCAACTCGTAGATGAATGGATCAGGAATCCTGCCTGGCCAGCGATCCCAACAGTTCTAGCCACTGAGCAGCGGATAGTAGGGCTCTATGCCGTCTGGCCTGGTGATGGCGTAGGGAATGGCGCTAACTTTTTTGCTTTCAACGGCCAAGGTGCGTACACAATAAATTTCGGCGATGGAACTATAACAAACTTCGCAAGCAATACCCAAGCAAATTATGAATTTAACTTCAACAATGCAGCGCTAGCCGACACAAACAAGCCCGTAACTTTCACGGCATCAACCAACACGGTAAATCTAGCGAGCCACGTCTTTAACGCTGGCACAGCACTCTCATTTTATAGCATTGTTACGACAACTGGATTAATCGAAGGCCGGCGCTATTACGTTGTCAATCCTACAGCAAATGCGTTCCAGGTTTCTGCAACCCTTGGCGGTGCCCCTGTAACGCTGACCAACGATGGCAGCGCTACGCTACTGCCTTACAAAGTGGCAATTATAACAATTACCCCTCAAGCTGGGCAGAATTTAACTGTAGCAAATTTTGCGGTTAAAAATTCTACAACTGGCCTTTCGAATTATACAACAGGTTGGCTTGATTTAGCATTTTCATTGCCCAATACAACCGGTACAGGTTTAACTATTGGGGGAGCTTCTATTGCGCACCGAATCCTTGAAAGGATTAACCCAATAGCGTGCGGAAATTTAACAAGCTTTTTAAATATGTTTAGATCAATGCCTTTGCTTAGAGTTTTAACAAGATATCCCTGCCCAATTACTGCGGTGACAACAATGGCCAATATGCACGACGGTTCGGGGTCTGCAGGAACTGCCGCCAATTAACATGGCCGCAGTAACTAGCACAGCAAACGGCAATATAACAGGAGGATCAACGTCATCTTTGAAGCGTATGCTTATTTCAGGGATGCGGTTTTCGTTTACCGTAGCAAATTGTCAACTATCAGCGGCTGCGCTAAATGAAATCTTTACCGGGCTTCCAGTCGTTACAGGCCAAACAATCACTGTAACGGGAAATTATGGCACTAGTCAGGGCGGCTACAATTCCAGCATTGCTACAGCCAAGGGCTGGACGGTGACAGTATGACAGCAGGGTTCTACCGGTTCCGGGATGGCGAGCTGCGTTGCGCTCCGACGGCGGTGTACCTGCCAAACGCAGAACCGCTACTCGCAGCCCAAAAGGATTCATACGTCTACCCCTATCATGGCTGGAGCTGGTTCGACAGCATCACAGCAGCCGAGGCGTATTACCAAATCAACGGTGCAACCAATACCGATTGGCCAGGATTTAGGCACGCGATCTTGACCGAAAACGGATACGTAGCAGCAATGGCGTTGGCCCTGGATTCTGAAAATGCTTCCGCTCGCCTTGCGGTGACGTTTTCCCACTCCCGCTTAGACCGTTTCCAGGATAAAGGAGATTTAGCCTTGGCTGCGCGATGCAATTTACCAGAGGCTTTCATGACTGCCCTCAATCAGGCTATAATCGCCATGTCTCCACCTAGCGCCTAACCATGGACCTATGGGATGCTGTCGCTATGACAGCGCTGCACCTGGCCCTGTTCCTGCCGGCGTGGTGGGTGTTGACTGCAGTTCCATCGGTGCGGCAATGGATGGCAAGGAGGTTGCAGCCGTGAGCGACCAATTAGCCATACAGCCAGGAGGACAGAGCGAGGTAGCCGCTGTCCTCGGAATGATGGCAACGGCTTGTAGCCGCTTGGCCAGTGTCGAAGGTAAGTTGGGAAATGTTCCGTTAATGCAGCGAGATCTTGAGTCTCTAGTGAAGGGGCAAGAGAAAATGGAAACCACTGTTGAAAGAATAGAGAAATCTCAGCAAGATGCACAAACACAATTCGAAAGACAGTTTCAATTACAGCAACTTCAAATTCAAGAAACTCAGTTAAAGTTGCAACATTATGAGGCTACTGCTAAAAAAGTTGTGGACCTAGAAAAGCTGTATGGTGAATTGGATAAAAAGCTATTTGCTTACGCTTTGCTGTCTGCTGCCGCAGGCGCAGTGGTAAGCACCTTGTTTACCGGCTTGCCCGCTTGGCTTGAACGCCATCCATTGCAGAAAGCCAGCTTTATCGTGTCTTCAGCTCTGGTGAGGTTGCAATGAACTGGTTTACCGCCCTGCTGATTGTCGGCTACATCGGGATTTGTGAGGCCAGGGTGCCGAGCCCATTCCAGGCCTGCGAGAGCCGTTGGAACTGGGCCCTAGGCGTGCTGGTGCCGAGCCCTATCCAGGGGGCCATCCCTGCAGTTGGCAACCTGCTGCGCGGCCGGCGGCGACATGACGCCCCCACCGAGCCCCAACAGGACCGCACCCCCAACCCATGACGCTCTCGATTTCCTGCCGGATCATGAATGCCCTGGCCGATCTGCTGCAGGGCACAGCCCCAGAGGGGGAGTCCGACATTCCATGGCTGGTCGGGAACCCCGGCAACCGCCGCCCACAGTTGTTTCTGGATGCCTCCCGCGTGGCAGGGCCTGGTGATGGGGTGGTGATCGGAATTGACCAAGGCGACGTGAATGAGGGCCGATCGCGGGACGAGATCGCAGATACCTGCCGGGTGCAGTCAACGATGCCCGTGGTGTTCACCATTTCGATGCCCCGGCAACCGGGAGACCCCCCTAACTGGCAGCTGCTTGACCCGTTCTACGTGGCAATCCATAGCCGGATCATGGCCCCGCCTCGCAACCTGGGAGGGCTATGCCAAAGCATCCAGTCAGATGGGCGGGCGTTTCCCGATCCCAACCTGCAGGCATGTTGGTTAAGGCTCCTCTACACTGTCACCTACAAGACCGCAGAGTCCGATGTGACCGTGATCAGATGAGCACTGAAGATCTCACGCCTCCCCCGCTTCCCCAAGGGGCTGGCCAGTTCACCTGGGAGCCGGGCCAGTCCGACTGGCAGGAGGGTGCGCCCCCTGCCGCCGTAGAGATTTCCGCCACCGATCAACCAGCCCCTCAACCATCACCCCCCGAGGATTCGACCGATGCCTTACCGCGACCAAATCTTCCTGCTGGGCCCCGAAACAACCAGCGGCACAGCGGTAACGCTGACCGGGGCTAACGCGATCCCCTGCGGATCGTTTGATCCCAATGTGGCCGATTGGGTTGAGGTTGAGCGAACACAGCTAGGCGTTCGCCCTGGTGCGCAGCGAGCGGCGGCGATCACCGAGCGCAAGGTTTCCGCTGACATCCCGTTTGAGTTTGCGGGTTCGGGCACCCGTGGCGCGATCTCGGCACTTAATCCGGTGATGCTGGCTGCGGGCTTCAATTCCAGCGTGGTTGCCGGGGGCAGCGGCAGTGTGAGCTATGCACTGGCCTGGCCACCGCCGGCGATCACCCACACCGCACGGTTTCACCGCGATGGCGTGGTGTACTCCGCCGCTGGCGGGCGAGTCAGCAAGCTGGTAATCAGCGGCCAGGCTGGGCAGCCATTGAGCGCCGTTGCCAGCTACATGGGCCTCTACCGCCCCCCTGCAACCGTTGCCAACCCGACCCCGAGCTATCCGGCGCCACTGGCCAATTCGGTGCCGTTCGATTCGTCCAGCACTACACCGGGCTCGCTGACGTTTGCCGGTGTTGGGGTTTGTGTAGAGGCGTTCGAACTGACCATCGAAAATATCACCCAGTATTACGATAACGCCGGATGCGTGCCTCGTATTGATTTTACCGACCGGAATGTAACCTTTAGCCTCACGATTGCCCGTCCGCCAATTGAAACACTGGACGTATTCACTAATGCCTCCAACTCTCAGTTAGGCGCCTTGGTGCTTCCAGTCGGTACGGTGGTTGGCAACATCAACACCTTTAACCTGCCACAGGTTCAGGTAATGCCCAGCCTTGTCAATGTCAAGGATAACAACTACATCCAGCTTCAAGGCCGAATGGTTGCCGAAGCGGC